AAAATGAACCAATTATAAGAATTACAGGGGTATTTAAAGGTGCGTCTGTATTATCGAATCTGTTAGAAACTAACAAATACCACATGTTACCTACTGTCGATTGCCATCTAGGCGTAGAACTTGGCATATTGAATGGCAAATTTATTGACGATATGAAAGTGCAGCTATCACCAGAAGAGTACATACGCCAGCTGCTGTGCATTAATACCAGCTCAACTAACTTGATATGGGAAAAGTACATTCGAGCTGCCATACAAATGGGTGCTAAAACAAATATTGAAATGGTGATCCCCGAACCTGGTACACGTTACCGCAAACGTGGATTACTCAGCTTTGGCTACGATGCTGCAGGGCATGGTGAAAGTGCTACTGCGTCGAAACATGCATTCATCGTTACAGAGCAAGTGGGAAACTATGTCGTAGTTTTATTTGCAAAAACATGGGCAGCCGGCACAGATGATTCAATAGTGAAAAATGACTTGCTTGCGTTTTGGCGATACTTTCGACCCGATTATGCCATTGGTGATGCCTACGGTTTGGGGATGCTAACGCAGCTTAATCACGATTTATTTTCAGAAGGCCTTACACAAGTTGATATCAGGGCAGTAAATAACGGCGAGTCTAACGCAACCTCTTGGAATGAATGGGCTTTCGCCCCTCTACGCTTTGAGGGCTCTATCAAGCACAGTATGGCACAAGCGTTAAGGGGCATTTTTCACCACCAACATGCGGTTATTCCTTACGTTGACCACCTTGAACCAGTCGGTTTTGATATAGACAGCCTTGCCGTTAAAGATATGAAAACATTTATTACGCAGCTATCGAATATTAAGCCAGAAGAAACCAGTAAAAGTTACTCAAGCTACGTTATGGTGCTGAAGAAACTTGGCGATGATTTATTTGACGCTGCAATGGCTGCTGTATGGGCACTTGCTACGCGTGGCCAACCCAAACCTGCAGCATCAGTACTTACATCTTCAAAAAGCCGCGACGAACTGTTGGGCGCCACCATTTTATTACCAGGGGTATAGCAAGCATGGGAATTCTTTCAAAAATAAATAGTGCGCTAGGCCGTCACTCTAATTCGGCCGACACGGTAAGCAAAAGCGAAGAGCCCCAGCACAAAAATAATACTCGCAGTGGCACAACGGTAAATTCTGAAAATATCGCGGAGCGAATTTACAATGAACTGTATATATCCCCAGATTATAAATTGTCGGTTTATAACATTCGTGAAATGGACCGCGTAGACCCTCGCGTGAAACGCATACACCGAAAGATGGCTAGAGATGCTACAAAAAACGGCATACGTCTGCAGTGGGAAGGTAAAGAAAGTGAACGTGTAACCCGTTTGTTTAACGAATTTAAACTTCGTCTTGGTTTGAATAATCCACAAAAGCTGCATTCAGATGCCCGTGGTGCTGCTATGGAAGGCTCATTAGCTATGCAGTGGGTGGTCAATGATAAACGTAATGTAGTCTCGGGCCTGCGAATGCCAGCAGAAACAATTTTACCGGACACGCTACCCACAGGACAATTGAAGAGCATAGCTTCTGCATATAAGCAATTAGACCCAGTTGGGGGGTATCAAATAATTGCAAACTTTGCGTTTTGGCAGCTATCAATGGTGCGCATAGACCCAGATAACTACGACGATTTCGGTTGTCCTGGTCGACCGTATTTAGATGCAACACGAAAAACGTGGCGGCAACTGCAAATGACAGAAGATGATTTGGTTATTCGTCGTAGAACACGAGCACCGCAGCGCTTCAGTCATGTTTTAGATGGTGCTACTGCCGAAGAACTCGCCAAATATAAATCTACAATAGAGAGCAATAAAGGGTTAATGACCACCGATTTTTATGCCAACCACAAAGGTGGTGTAACTGGTGTGAATGGTGACGCAAATTTAGACCAAATCAACGATGTGGTGCATTTGCTCGATACATTTTTCAGCGGTGCGCCCGCCCCCAAAGGTTTATTTGGCTATTCTGAAGGCCTGAGTCGAGACATTTTAGAAGACTTGAAAAAAGACTATTTTGAAGAAATTGAAGGTCTGCAAGACACGATTTCCCAAGTGTACTTTGAAGGTTTCCGTCTGCAGCTGCTGCTTGCGGGTATTAACCCCGATTCCTACAATTTTAATGTTCAATTTACCGAGCGCAAAACAGAAACACGAAATCAGAAAGCCGACCTTGCACTGAAATATCAGGCGCTAGGTGTGCCAGATTCATTGGTATGGGAAACGGCAGGGTTTGAACCTGCGTATGTTATGGATAAAATTAAAGACCAAAAGCGTAGTGGTGATCCTTATCCTGGCGAAGAAGACGATGAGGATGGAACATCCACTAATGACAATCCCAAGCCACGTGTTACGGTAACGCCTAACAATCAACCTAAAGGCGAGTCAGCCACTTATGTGCAAAATGCTTAAACCCATTGCTGATAACGTGGTGGTCACTGATGAACGCCCAGCTAAAACGTCGAATACCATTGCTGTCATAGACAGTCGGCCTTCGAATCAAGCCACAGTTTTAGCGGTAGGTAAGGGGAGAGTGTTGGGCAACGGTAGACGAGCCCCTATGTTCGTGAAGCCAGGTGATAGGGTGTTATTGGGTAGGTATGCTGGTTATCGTTATGAGCTTGATGATAAAACAGTACGCATACTTTCTATTAACGATGTACAAGCTATATTGTGAGTGAATGATCATGAGCGAGTTATCAGCTAAGAAAGCGATTATAAAACGCGCCCAAGCTCTCGCTTTAAAAGAGTATTTAACGTTAGATTTGGCCACCCTTGCCACGTTGAAAGAATATTACGAAGCAAGCTTAGAAGAAACGGTGGCTTTATTAGTTTTTTATGCTGACTCAATCGGCATTATTCGACTTCAACAACTAAGCGCATTACGCCGTGATATTGAAAGTGTGCTGTTGAATTTATCTCGCCTGCAAACAGAATTATTAAATGCTAGTTTACGGGAGTCAGCCACCATTGGTACAAAGCCTTTCTTATCGTACTCTGGCACCGAAGCTGCTCTTGATATCAGTCAGCGCACAACCCGTTTTGTTAAACAGTTCACTGGTGAAGATGGGCTTCAATTATCTGATCGCATTTGGATTATTAACGATAACCATAAAAATAAGGTTATCCGTGCTATTAACAGTGCAGTTATTCAGGGCAGTTCTGCCAGTGAAGCCGCAGCTGCTTTAATTGCTAACGGTGAAATACCGCCTAGTTCTTTACAAGCAAAAGAAAAAAACGCAAGTAGCGATAAAATAGGCAAAGTATTAAAAGCACAAGGTACCGACGAAGATGCCGCTTATTGGCAAGCCAGACGCTTATTTAGAACTGAAATAAACAGAGCTTATGGAATGTCGTACCAAAATAGTTTGCAAGACGATGATGATGTTATCGGTACCCGATTTGTATTGAGCCCTAACCATCCTAGGGTGGATATTTGCGATATGCATGCAAGTGTTAACCGTTATGGCTTAGGCAGAGGCGTTTACCCAAAAGGTAAGAACCCGTGGCCTGCGCACCCTAATACTTTAAGTTATGTAGAAGCGGTATTTGATGATGAAGTATCAGCTGAAGACCAAGCTGGTAAAGAAGACCGAATTCAATGGTTAAGTAATCAGCCTGGTAATATTCGAGTGGGCGTACTGGGCGTATACAAGAACAACTTACTTCAAAACGACCAGTTAAAAGAAACCATGATCAAGTCGAAAGTCAAAACCCTTAAAAAACGCTTTGCATAAAAGTTTGCCCTAACCTTGCACTAATAGCCGCTCTAAACTTTCTATTGTCAGCAGCAAATCATTAAAAATGGAAAATTAAATTATGAACATGAAATTTTTTGACTATGAGCATCTTCCCTCCAAATTACAGGCGGTAAGCAAGCCTGTTGGTGATTTAGCACGTCAAATGAATGAAAGCTTACCAGACGGAGCTGAGAAGAGCGCAGGCCTTCGAAAGTTATTAGAGGCCAAAGATTGTTTAGTACGAGCAGCTTTGGGCTAGCACTTTCTTTTTTGCCCTAACGCTGCGTTTCCCCCCCTGCCACACTGAATCTAGGTTAAATATAGTTAAGTGTGGACATGAGCCGACACAACCGAAAAATCCAATTGGACGCACCTGCAGCTACGCGAACGGTGCGCTTTCTAGCCGCTGCAGTGTCGGTGGATGCCGACCAACAAACCAGTGTGGTTACTATTACTCGTACGGGCCGTTTCTATGACCCTCGTTACGGCAATTTTGAAATTAACACCACAATGCTTCAAAGCATGGTTGAGAATTTCAATGCTGGCGTTTTCGGGCAAGATATTTTCATAGACCGTGCTCATACCCCCAGTGATGGTGCAGCCGGCACAATTACACGCTTATTCCTGGATGGGAACAAACTGCGTGGTGAAGTAGCGTGGACGAACTTTGGCCAAGAGTTAATCAAGGACAAAGGTTATCGCTATTTATCAGCGGAATTTATTGAAAATTTCGTCAGCAACGAAGAACCCCATACTGAACATGGCCCTACCTTATTAGCGGCAGGTTTAGTGGTTCGCCCCTGTATCAAAAATCTAGACCGTGTAGAGCTATCAGAAAGTGAAGACTTTGATGGCATACAGCTAATTTCACAGCAGCTGGCGGTTAAACTATCTGAGGAAATAAACGTGGAAAAGTTACTCGAGTTATTTAGAGCTGCGCTTGCTAATAAAAAGCTTAGTGAGCAGGCCATAAGCAAATGGGTAGAAACGGCTAAGAAAGTGCTAGAAGGCACTTCTGATGAATCACAACAAAAGACCCTTATGGCGAACTTGCAAGAAACCGCATTGGCGCTTGCTGAGTCTGCGCCAGGTTCAGTTCCTAACGTTACCGTTAATACTTCAACTGGCCTAACGGAAGAAGGTGTTAAGGCTCTTTTTGAGAAACTAGAAGCCGACAAAGCGAAAAAACTTTCCGATACTGAATCTAAAAAAGCCGCTAACGTAAAACTGTTTACCGAAAAGGTAAATGGTGTTGATGGTTTGTCAGATGGCGTAAAAACAAAGTTACTTGCGTCTGCAGACTTAATTACTGCAGATATGAGCGAAGCCCAAGTTAATGCGTTAGCAACGCAGCAAATTACGTTGGGTGAAGAGTTAGAGTCGCAAACTAAACTCGCTGGTATGGGTTTCTCTGGTCATCAAGGCGCGATGGGTTCAGTAGTTTTAGCATCTGGCCACAATGTAAATGCAATGAAGCTTGCCGAAGATGTGCGTAAGCAGCTTAAGTTAACCTCATCGTTTTCTAACAAATCAATTCGCCTTTCTGAGTCTGTCGATCCGTTCGTCGATAAAGTGCTAACGTTGTTTGATGGTCAGTATAATCAGCAACTAAACCGTGAGTATAAAGTACTTAATGGTGAAGAAGGCAGTATGTCAGATACGTCGTTACCTTATGCGTTTCGCCGTGAAGTGATTCGTGAAGCCCTGCACGATATGTCTGTACTACAGCTAGTTGCTACCAATACAGACC